GTTATAATATAGAAGTATCCGAAGACGGTGAAAATGGTTGCAGACTTATTTTTGAGGAATAATAATGGCTAAGTTATTTTATATGGGATTGGAACCCTATGAAGGTCGATATACGTTACAGCTAGAGCAATGGAACGAGGCAGCTTTTAAGCGCCGAGGTATTGATTATGAGATTATTCGTGGTGAGACATTAGACAACGACAAGGCAATTGTAACAGGACAAGTTCTTGATGCACACGGTCGTAGTTATTATTCTTTAACACAGATGGCCAATCTTATTAAGAAAATGAAAGCCGGCGAAATCGGATTTGAAGATAAAATTTTCTTCGAGGATATGTTTACTCCCGGTATTGAGTCTTTGCCTTATATCATGGATCAGGTAGATTGGGATTATAGACCACAGGTTTATGTTCGTTGTCTTGCACAAACTATTGACCCCGATGATTTTCTTCATGTTCATATGATGAATCGATGGATGGCATTGTATGAGAAAATGACTGTAGAGTTTGCAACTGTTCTTGCTTCTAATGAAGAGATGGTTGCTCATATGAAAATTGCAGGATGGGAAGCACCAATTTATAATATCTCTGGTTTAGCATTTGATGCGGATGAGGTAAGAAGCCGAGTAAAAGAAATTAAATCTTTTAATGAACGTAAAAATCGAGTGGTGTTTGCTGCAAGATTTGACCAAGAAAAGCAACCAGGTTTCTTTATGGATTTAATTGAAGAATATAGCAAGCATCGTCCAGATGTAGAATTTGCAGTATTGTCAGGTGGGCCATTGAGAAGCAATGATGAGCAATATCTTGATCGAGCAAGAGAAATGGAAAAGACACATAACTTTAAGATTTACGAGAATCTTAAAAAGAATGAATACTATGATTTACTTGCAGATTCTAAAGTATTATTTAATTGTGCTTTGCAGGATTGGGTTAGCAACACAGCATCAGAAGCAGATGCTCTCGGCACAAATTGTCTATACCCTGCATATCGTTCTTTCCCTGAGACATTTGCTAATGACAGCGAATGTTTGTATATTCCTTGGTCTATGGAAGACGCAATTAAAAAATTAGATTATTTATTACTCACTCCGAGAAAAAGAATGGGCGAATTATCTAAGTGGACATCTGGAACTATTGATAGATGTTTAGATATCATGTTTACAGATATGAATAATGATTCAGCTGCTCCTTGGTACAGAGGCAATTATGACTACAGAAATTACACAAAAGAATCAAAATATTAAAACAGTTGTAGTTACAGGTGCCGCCGGTTATATCGGTGGTGCTATTTGTATAGAGCTAAAGAAACAAGGTTATCGCGTTATCGGTGTTGATCGCCGAAAGCAAGATCATCTAATGCCATACTACGATATGTTCATTCAGGATGACTTTATTAGTTATGGATCATTCAATGTAATTAATCATTCCAAACCACATGCAGTAATTCATTGTGCAGGTACAAGTTTAGTTGGTCCTAGTGTAATTGACCCCGCAGAATATTATGATAATAATGTTTCAAAGACATCTCAATATCTAAGACACATTAAAGACAATTCCCCCGCCACTAAATTTATCTTTAGTAGCAGCGCGTCTGTTTATGGTTCTCCTGATAGTGCTGTAGTATTTGAGGGTTCAAAAACAGAACCTATTTCTCCATATGGAGAATCTAAACTAATGACAGAAAAAATGTTATATTGGTTTAATAAATCATATGGTATGGATTATGTGGCATTTAGGTACTTTAATGCTTGCGGCGCAGTCGAAGGTGGGCTACATGGACAAGAACCAGATGCCACACATATCTTTGCTAGAATTTTTGAGGCTGCTATAACTGGTAATGATTTTACATTAAATGGTGCAACCTTTCCAACTCATGATGGAACTTGCATTAGAGATTATATTCATGTCACCGATATTGCCAAAGCACACATCTTAGCTATTGAGGAAAATATCAAAGGGATATATAATATAGGATCAGTAAAAGGTTATTCTAATTTAGAAATTTTTAACAAGGTTGAAGATTTTTTAATAGAAGAAGAACTGATTCATTTCGGAATGGTTATGCATATTGAAACCCCCAGAGACGGCGACCCAGCAATATTGGTAGCAAACTCTGACAAATTAAAAAATGAATCTTCTTGGAAGCCTGAGAAAGATATTGACACAATTATTAATGATTTAAACAGTTGGTATCAATCTAAAACATTCAAGCAATTAACAAAGAGGTCTCCGGCATTCACCCCTCTCTAAATATTCTGCATGTCATCAAACTTACTCAAGGAGGCAAGAGATGGCAAAATATATCTCAACAAAAACTTATAAACAAATAGGACCCGTAGCATACAGACAATGGAGAGCAGATAGTCACTGCAATTTAATTCACGGTTACGCTTTATCTTTTCATTTTGAATTCGAGTGCGATACTTTAGATGCTCGTAATTGGTGCATGGACTTTGGTGGATTGAAAGATCTAAAAAACAATCTAGAAGATTGGTTTGACCATACATTGCTTGTAGCACAAGACGATCCTAAGCGTGAAGAACTATTACACTTAGGTAAAATTGGTCTTGCTAAAATTACAGAAGTTGAAAAGACAGGATGTGAAGGTATTGCAGACTTTTTATATGAATATGTGAATACAATCTATTTGCCAATGTATGGTAAAACAGAAGCAGAACGTATCTGGTGCTGTAAAGTAGAAGTTCGCGAAACAGATTCAAATATGGCAATGCGAGTGGGACACAGAGAGGATAATGAGTTTGTGGATTCAAAATAAAGATGGCACGATAAAACTTCCTTTCGAGGAAGGATTGCTTGAATGGTTACAGAAACAGTATCCATATTCTAAATATCATATAGTGGAGTTACATAATGAAATGGCTTTTGAATTTTCTAGAGAAGCATGATCGCAAACGAATCATCATGGATCGTATTAACGATCAGCCATATCTAGAAAGATATTATTTATTCTTGAAGGACAGGAAGAAGTTTCCATTTAACATCTTCCTACATAAATTTTTAAAGAGTGATCCAGATGATGTTCATGATCATCCATGGCCCTATGCCACTTTAATTCTTAAAGGTGGTTACTATGAATGGATTCCTCAATTTAATGACAACTGTGAGAAGGTCGGCGAAATTGCAATGTGGCGTAGTGCAGGACATTTTAGAACCTGCGCCGCAAATACTTTCCATCGTATTGAACTAGATCCATCTGTCGAATGTTGGACATTGTTTATGCCTGGCCCTCATAAACGAGACTGGGGTTTCTTGGTTAAAAATAAATGGATTCATAACGAGGAATACCTGAAAGGCCGAGATGCAAAAAAGTAATTTGCTAAAAGGCCGCAATAGTTTTGATGCAAATATAAATGGTGAAGTTGTAGCATTTATTAACCACAATGTAAGTGAATATCCTGTAACAGTAGGTGCAGTTAACTTTGCACCTGTTGTTGTTGAAAAAGAAAAAGACATTTCTCTTAACATAGCTAAACAGCATGCCAAAGAAGAGTATGAAAGAATCATGGAAATGGTTCGCATTCTTGAAGAGCAAGCTAAACAACTAGTTAGTAGATTGGACGCAACAGAACTAGTTCATAATACTCAATTTTCATTTAATCCTGTGCATGGAAAAGAATACCATATATACTACAATGAGTATAAATCATTGAATCAGATGAGTCTAATTGGACCTAATGATTGGAACACGGGTATAGGTGAACATTTAAAATTTGTTGCTTCTGTTCGTAAAAAGGGAGATTCAACTTGGGAGTATATAGATGAAGATAGCTTTAGTAACTGATACGCATTTTGGTGCAAGATCAGATTCACAGGCATTTGATAGTTATTTTAAAAAATTCTACGATGAAGTATTTTTCCCCGAATTAGATAAACGAGGAATTAAGGATATTATTCACTTAGGTGATTGTTTTGATCGTAGAAAATATATTAATTTTAATTCATTAAATTCTTGCCGACAGTATTTCTTTGAAGAGGCATGCAATCGCGGAATACACATGGACATGATTATTGGCAATCATGATACATTCTATAAAAATACTAACGATGTAAATTCCCCTAAATTGTTGTTAGGTGAATATCCTAACGTAAAGACATACGACACTGCAGAAATAGTTCGATATGATGGTTTAGATATTCTTTTAATGCCGTGGATATGTACAGATAATTATGAGCATTCTTCAAAACTGATCAATAGCAAAATTGCCAAAATATGTTTTGGTCATTTAGAACTATCAGGATTTGTGATGTTTAAAGATCAGGCCGCACATATAGAACATGGTGGCATGGATCCTGCAACCTTTAAAGATTTTGATCTAGTTTGTTCTGGTCATTTCCATCACAAGCATGGCAAGGGCAATGTAGAATATTTAGGTAATCCGTATCAATTATTCTGGAATGACTATGAAGATGATAGAGGATTTCATATCTTTGATACTAAGACATTGAAGCTAGAGTTTATTAAAAATCCTAATACTATTTTTGAGAAATATTATTATGATGACGAAAAAGAAGATCCTAATGCAGTTGATATGTCTAGGTTCAATACTAAATTAATTAAAGTTATTGTAGTAAATAAAAAAGACTTCGTTAAATTTGACAGATTTGTCGAGGGAATTTATAAACAAAATCCTATCGAACTAAAAATCATTGAAGATTTCTCTGAATTTGAAACTGAAGCATTAGATGATAATATTGATTTGGAAGATACGATGACACTATTATCCAATTATGTAGATAGCATTGATACAGATGCTGACAAAGAAAGACTAAAGGGCATTTTAAAAACTCTTTACGTTGAAGCACAACACTACGAAGAAGTATGATAAAATTTAAAAAAGCTAAATGGAAGAACTTCTTATCAACCGGCGCACAATATACTGAGGTTAGCTTAGATAAAACAACTACAACACTTGTTGTAGGTGAAAACGGCGCAGGCAAAAGTACCATTCTTGATGCTATTTGTTTTTGCCTATTTAATAAACCTTTTAGGAATATTAACAAGCCTCAACTAATGAACAGTATTAACGGCAAGGGTTTAGAAGTTGAAATTGAATTTAGTATTGGCCCTAAAGACTATATAGTAAAACGAGGAATTAAGCCCGGCATATTTGAGATTTATTCACAAGGCATCTTGTTGAATCAGGATGCTGCAGCAAAAGATTATCAAAAGTATCTCGAAGACGCTATTCTAAAATTAAACTATAAGTCATTCACGCAGATTGTTATTTTAGGTAGTGCATCTTTTACCCCCTTTATGCAATTACCTTTGGGACATAGAAGAGAAATCATTGAGGACATTTTAGATATCCAAATCTTTACTACAATGAATTCTGTATTGAAAGATAAAAATGCAGATATTAAAAGTAAGGTCACTGATATTGATACTAAGATTGAAATAGGTAAAAATAAAGTTAAGTTGCAACAACAGTATATAGCAACACTTGAAAATGACAAGC